TGGCCGTGGGTGACGATCGCGGCGCCGACCTTCTTGGTCGCGCTGATCGTGACGTCGCCGTGGGTGAAGCCCACGAAAACGCCAGTGCCGTCAACGGCTGCGGCTGCGAACAGGCCGTAGAAGCCGGTCGCGGTGACCTTGCCCAGGGCGGTCCCGGACGGCAGGACACCCGTCGGGAAGTGCGTCGCGGCGACGAAGCCGACGGCGCCGTCGATGGTGACGGTCTCGACCCAGTCGGCGGAGACGGCCCAGGAGTTGTCCTCCGGGGTGTAGCTGGTGGTGACGGGAGAGATGTCCACGTCTTGCTCCTCACATGCGAAGGGAACTGGTGGTGCTCGCACGTGCGGGCTCATGTGCCGCCGTCGTCCACCGTTGCGGGCGGTGGTGCCCGTTCCCCGTATTGCGGCTACAGGGTTGGCCGTGGTGCGTGCGTGGGGTCTAGGCGACCTTGGCGGGTGGGAAGCGTTTGAGGGCTTCCGCTGCGCCTTTGGCACCGAACGTGGTGCCAACAGCGCGGGTCTTGGTGGGTCCGTTGGCCGGTTCGCCGTCAGGCTTGGCCACGGGCGGGGCGAAGAACGCCGGGGCGGCGGTCTTCACGAGGTCGATGGCTGCGGTGATCGCGGCGTCGTCCGCGTCGGCGGGCACGTCGACCAGGCGGGCGGCCATGGCCAGCGCCGGGTTGGCCTTGCCGTCGACCTGCGGGGTGATCCCTGCAATGACGAGGGCCGTGGTGACCTTGGACGCGAGGATGGTCTGCGCGGCGGTCGCGGTGATCGCGTCAGCTGCGGTCTTGGCTGCGGTGGCGGCGTCGGCGGCCTTCTGCGCTTCGGTCTTGGCTGCTTCCTGCGCGGCCTTGGCGCCCTCAATGAGAACCTTGGCTTCAGCGACGGTCATGCCGAGCTCGGTGGCGACCTCGGCGATACCGGCACGCTTGCCTTTGGCGGACTCGGCGGTGGCGATGCGGGTCAGGTCGTCCTGGGTGAACTTCTTGTCGGCTGCGGCCGCTGCAGCAGCAGCTGCAGCAGCAGCTTGGGCGGCTGCGTCGCCACCACCACCGCCACCATCTTCGGGGCCGTCGCAGAGCATGCCGAACGCCAGCCCGGCGAAGGGGTTGTACTTGCCGCGGTTCCGCTTCATGCCCTTGAGCACGTTGCCTCCAAGATCGTTGTCGGTCGGCCGTCGCACGCTCGAGCGCGTGCGGGGCTGTTCATTGGTTCACGCTAGAGCGTCGTCGTGGTGTGCGGTATGTGACACGCCACGCCGATCATGCGACGGGCGGAACGGGAGGCACTGTCGGGGGCAGGATGTGTCCGCCGGCCAGCGCCTCAGCCTCGATCAACGCAACCTCAGCGGCCGCGTCCTCGATCGGCAACCCGGCACGGGACAGCATCCGCACCGCGGTGGCCGTACTGATCGCCCGGATCGGCAGCAGGTCCTTCACGGCCTCGATCGCCGCGGGCAGGTCAGCCGGCAACGCCGCACCCAGGTCGATGCTCAGGTCGGGGGTCGCGCCGGCGGGGATCTGGTTCGGGTCGTTGGCCTGAGTCAACCTGACCGCGAACTTCAGGATGAGCGGGTACTTCACGCCGCGGACGTTGCGCAGCTCATGAACCAACGCACTGGTGGGGGCGAAGCCGAGCTCGAGCGCATACCCGCTCGGTGCGGCACCCACATCAGCACGACCCAGCAGGACCAGGGCGAGGCGGACGTTCGTGGCCAACGTCTCCATCAGCCGGTCCCCGTGCTTGATCTGCGCGTCCAGGGACTTGGACGTGTCGAGCTGGGAGATGGACCCGCCCGCGGGGACGTTCCACTGTGCGCCCGGCCCACCATCCAGGGTTGGCGACCCGGCACCCGTGGTCACTGTGGCCGTGGGCGCACTGAGCTCGGAGCTGATGGCCAGGTCCGTGTCGGAGCCCATCAGGTCGTCCAGGATCATCGCCACCCTGAGCAGGGTGGAGCGTCCGAAGTGCCGGCCACCCGGCTCGTCGTTGGGGACGTGGACCACGGGCATGAAGTCCACACCCAGGTCTACGGTCGGTTTGACCACGGTGATCGCTTCGCCGTCGGTGGGCAGGTTGTAGATGTTCCAGCCGACCTTGAGGCGGTCGGTGCGTACCTCGACGACGGTGAAGTCACAGGTCCAGTCCCTGGTTCCGCCCCATGGCGCTGAGACGCCCTGGTCGAGTTTGCGCATCCGCCAGGTGTGCCGGACCAGGATGGTGTGGTTGTCGTCGTCTTCGCGTTCCCATGCCAAGTGGACGACGGGTGGGAAGTCGTCGTCGTCCCAGTCCGCGAACTCGGCCGTGTCGGCGGCGGTCAGGTCGGGGAAGTAGAACCCGGGGTCGTAGGTCTTCAACCTCGGGCGGGAGGCGCGGGGGGACCAGCCCAGGACGTACACGCCGTCGCCGTCGGTGATCGTGGTCTCTTCACCGGTCAGGAGCTTGCCGACCAGGCGTTCCTTGGTGGCCCACGCTTCGAGCCAGTCCCTCACCTTGGCTGTTGCGGCGTTCTCGGTGTCGCCTTCCTGGGTGGGGTCGACCACGACGATGGTCTGGTCCTCACCGAGCACCAGGGACCTGGTCGCCTCACAGATCAGCCCGGCGTGGCCGTACTCGCGCATCTTCGCCGCCTCAGACGGGTCCGAGCTGGTGGGCAGGTTCCCGAACGAGTCGAGCTCCAGGCCGCCCTGGACGCCCCACATGTTCGCCGGCAGGTAGAACCGGCGGACGTTGTCGACGTAGGCGGACAGGATCCTGTACGCGGTGAGCCGGCGGGCGTCGACGTCGTCAACCCACTGCGCAACATTGGGCGGGCGGGTTCCGAGGTTGCCGTCGCCCAGGTCTGCGATGTGGGACAGCGGGGACCACTGGTCGTGAAGGAACGTGCGCAAGGGGGGCCTCCGTCGTCGTTGTGCCGTGTGGCACGCCACGAGAGACACCGTATCGGGCTACTCACTGAAGAGGATTCGGGCACGCGGTAGACGAAGATAGACGAAGGCATTGGTGGCAGGAGTGGGATTCGAACCCACGACCTCCGGCTTATGGGGCCGGCGAGCTGACCGAACTGCTCTACCCTGCTGGCCACCAACGTAACCAGCAGTCCCGATAGTGGCGCCCGGACACGCCTAGCGTCGACCAGCTGCACGACGTCGAGTCGCAGCCTGCTGACGGGCCGCACCCACCCCTGCATCCGCATGCTTGGGCAAGAACAGCGCTGTCAGCACGTGAACAGCAGCGTCGATGCGGTCTGGACTGTCACCCACACCGGTCCATGCCGTCATCTGACCCTCGAGCGCTGCCAGGCGAGTGGTGCCGTCAGCGGCGTGCCTGACCCGGCCCACCTCATACAGGGCGGCGACGGATTCGGCGCGGATCCGCTTGGACCGCGACGCGTGCACCCTGGTCACTGGTGGGGCGATGATCGGCCGCCACGACGGGTGCAGGCGCAGGTAGGACGCCACAGCGGTCTGCCATGAGGTTTGTAGGACGGTCAGGACCATCTCCCCGCCCTGGTTGTCCTCGATGACGACCCCGGTCGCGTTCCAGTCGAACACCGCGTGCCAGACGGCGACGCCCCACTCGGTCGGCGTGCCTCGTAGGGTGCGGTCGTCGACAATCCAGCCGGTGCCTTCGGTGTCCATCGCGCCGACGACGATCCCGGTCTCGTCTGACGTCGCCTTGGATGTCACTGCAGGGTCGACACCGACTAGGACGGAGCTCCACTTGTGCATGCTGTCGCCGGTGCGGCCGCGGAACGCGCTGATCCACGACTCCTGCCACACGGTGCCCGCAGCGGGGGTGGGTCGTTGCTGGTACAGGGCTGCCCATGTCCGGGCGGGCAGGGCGGCTTTGATCTTCTCCCACTGTGCCACGGTGCGCCGGCGCGCGGAGGCCATGAACTCACCCAGCTGGCGGCCGAGCGGGTCGTCTGCCGGGTCGAGGGCTTCGGCTTGGGCGGGGATGCTGATGAGCTTCCACCGGTGGGCGTCTTCCTGCTGGAGGAGCCACCCGGCGAGGTCGTCCGGGTGCCACCTGGTCTGGATCAGCACCACAGGGGCTCCAGGGGCAAGGCGGGTGGAGCCGGTGTCGGTCCACCAGTCGATGACGTTGCCGCGGATCGTGGGAGAGTCCGCGTCGGCGCGGTCCTTGATCGGGTCGTCGATGATCAGC